GGGTGTTGATTGTCTAAATCTTTAGCCATGATTATTACTCCTTGTCTGCTTAACCCATCGGGCTAAACGGTTTTATGTCTCGTTTCTTGCCCATTAGCCTATACCTTGTGACGTCATAGATATGATCTTCAGCGTCGGTATCCACGTCATCAGGCTTTTTATCATCCCTCGGCAACACAGGCACGGTCCGAATAAAATGCCTGCATGTATTGAATATAAACAGCCCCGGATTTTCCATTGGATGCTGGAGGCTATTGCTTAAATATTGCCGTATCCGTTCCAGCCCCGAAACACGACTCCCCGGAGACTTATTTGATTCTGTCCACTTCACACCAACACGCGCCATGTCGTCAGCAATAGATACACCGTTTTCAGCGTCAAAAATGGAACTGTCAGCCGGGCCGGGCTTGACGTGCAGGTCCATCTTATCCTCAAACCCCTTGATCTGCCGGGCCACATCAACCGCCAACATCTTGCAGCCCTCGTTGGCATTGCCGTTCCAACCGTAGTATTCGGCAATTAAAAATATGGTCCCTTTTGGTGGTGCCCATGTCCTGCCGTCCTTTAACTTTACCTCTTCGCCGTTAGCCTCAGCCCACCAGCACACAGCAAACGGCTTACTGCTACCCCAATCAAAAGACCTGTCCACGCGCCAAGCTTTAGGTATCTCGAATGGCTCGATGATGTGCTTACCCTTATCCCAAACATCATCTAGTGCGCCGCCTGCCACTATGTCCCAATCGCCCCAGCGCATTGCCTGAACCAAATGAGGTGCGCCCATACCTTCAAGGCGGTCCTCGTATCCAGGGTCATTTTCTATGAGCGTGGGGTTATCCTCCAAGAGTGCAGGAATAAATTGCCGCTTAAAGCCACCTTCCTTCCTGGGAGCCGTCCAAGCCTCAAACGGAGGGTACGGGTCAATCCAGTCGCTTTTAACCCAGTTGTGGCCTATCCCGCCTGGATTGCTGCCCGCCAAAATCCTTGGGAAAAAACCTTTGTACTTGTCAGGTATCTGCAATCCTCCAAGCCTCACCCGAGACCTGAGATATGTGTACATATCCTTTGGCCACTGTGTAAGCTCATCAATGATTAAAACGTGGATTTCTGCTCCCTGATAATTGTAAACGTCCTTCTGGTACTGGCAATGGTTTAGTATGATCTGTGATCCATTCCAAAATTGAAAAGCGTTTTTGTCTGCCTTGTACTGCACATGCTTGGTGTCCATATATGGAGACAAGAGCGCAAACAATGAACCTTCGCCTACCATGTGGTTTCTCCACAGATCGGGATATGTCCTGCGGAAAAAATATGTCTGCAACCCTGGTATATCATAGCACCATGATATGGCAGCCACGCGGAAGAGGTGAGACTTACCCCCACCTGCTGCACCTCCATAAAGTACTTCACTAGCTGGAGATAGGAAGGCTTCACCTTGCTTCTCGTGTAAATCAAGATTTATTTGACTTGACATTTACAACCAATGCTGGAGGCTCAGAATCTATTTCAACTTTGTCAGTAAACATCTTCAAGTGCTTTCCTATCAACTCAAGTGAGCCTTTCTTGTCCCACAATCTTATCTTATGAACATATTCAACCTCACCATCTCCAATATTCTTTGTCACTACTTCAATGGATGATATAGCGGCAGCCGTTGCATCGTCCCAGTCTTCTGGACGCTTTAAGGCTCCATGTTCGTTGAATGCACCCCTTATATCAGAGAACCCCACCCTTGCCAATTCATTAAGCACACGGTCAGATGTTATCTGTGTCCTTTTTTGGCGGTCCTCAATGGCCTTTTGAATCGCCTCTTGGACTCTAGTTTTTTCTAGCAGTTGATAACCGATCCTGCCGGCCATTTTTTTGCTATATCCAGCACGCAATGCTGCCTGCGTCGCGTTTAGGTCAACCAAGTATTCTTCTACAAAAAGCTTTTGCTTATTGGTCAGCTTTCTACTCATAGCTTAATTCCTTATTCTCACCCCGGCACATCACTAGGCGCCTTGCTCTCCCACGCCTCATCCTCCTGCTCCGTCACCGGGATATGGCGCATAAGGTACTGCGGTTCTTCGTCGGTGAAGGATTGGTGGTGGTAGTTATCTTCATGCCACTTTTTCGCATCTGCGGTACATTCAACCCAATATGGCACTTGCTTCTTGCCCTTACACCATTCGCATGTGGTATGCTCTTTTACTAATTTCTCACGTCCAGGCTCACCCCTTGTTGTCCAATACTCCCGCAAACCATCACCATCACAGAGTGGACATATCTTCATTCCGGACGTTGTCCGCTTGAGCGGGGTTTGCCAGTCGTGGGCGAGTGGAGCTGTTTTGTAGAAAGCAGCCCGTCCGGTTATGTTGGCCCATTCGTACTTATGTGGATGATACGAATTAAGCATTACTTCATTTGTGCTGAAGAAGTAGATATCTCCGTTTTTGTCCTGGGCAGCACATACAGCCCAATCTGGCGCATCACTCCAATCAACCAGACCAGCAAGGCTTGGCTGTCTTGGAGGTGTATCCAAAATTTTGGAAGCTGCCCTTAGGTATTCATGCTTGTTTTGCCGAAACCTCAGCGTATCCTCCACGCCCTGCGCCGCCGTGCGCTCGGAGTGGTCGCCGAGGATCATGTCATCGTCCCGATTCCAGGTTTCAGCCGCTGCCCGTTCAAAAATCTCGTCTGTCTCGGCTTGCTCCTGTTCCTCCATCACGATCACCGCAGCCGCCAGGTAATTGATTGCTCCGAGACATTCAGCAATAGCCGCGTCTTTGCCCCTGTCCCGCAGTAACCGCTTCGCCTCACGCGCTTTCTTGCGAGCCTGCCCAAGCGGATAGCCGAACCCGACAGCCCTAGTGTTTTGGCATATCTCCTGCTTATCAAAAGATTCTCCAGCCGCGTGGCGTTCCTTACCCTTGCCGTGTTGTGCCTGATTCAGCGCATCATTGAGCACTGAGGCTAAAATGCGATATCCTGGTTCAGCGTTCATCCCCACTCCCTCCGATTACCCCGCGCTCCTGCCGGGACTTGAGTTTCCGCAGATTCTTATCTGCCACGACGGACAGGTCCAGGCCCAGCCGGTATGCCACCTGGCTTACATACCACAGCACATCGCCCAGTTCTCCGGCTAGTGCTTCGCGGGTATCCACACTTAGCGTCCCGTCATGATCCCGGATGATCTTCTTTAGTTTGTCTGCCACTTCCCCGGACTCACCGCACAAGCCAAGCGTCATGGCATACAGCCCCGCCGGGCCGTGCGGATAAATATTGGTCAGCCCGGCATTTTCCTGGTAGTCGTTCATGTCCATCGTTTGCTCCTTACATTGCTCTGATTGCATCGTATTTAATCTCTCCATCGTACCAAAATTTCAGCCACATGGCCCCGGTCGGTTTGGGTGAAAAGCCCTTCTCGACGGCCCATCCGTGCGGCTGACACGTCATCTCGTCCTTGTAGCTTGGGATTTGGACGTGCAACTGCTCGTCCCGGTACTCCCGGCAGCAGTCGTTTATCCGCAACCTAGCAAGCGGGACCGTCCATTGCTCGTGGGTATGGCCGGACAACACGATGTTTGCATCCGGATAAACCACCGCCCTACGGTTAGTCTGGATCGTGCCTTTAGTCACCGGGGCGTTGCCTCCCGACCCGTGGGTATAGCGGATGTTGACTGACTTGCGGGCACTCCCAGTTCCGGCCTCGAACAGTAGCCGTAACCACCCGGCATAGCCGCCCATGACAACGTGTGACCCAGCCCCCTGGAATCGCTTGACTAGCCGCTGGAGCAAATGTGTTTCATGCCTGCGAAGTTGACTGGTTTCATGATTGCCCAACCCCAGCAGGGCGAAGCAATCAGCGTATGGGAGTAAAAGCCTTTCCGCATAGTCCACCAGGGCGTCCAGATATTCTTCCTGCTCGTTCAGACAGGCCAATAAAGCCTTGCGTGTAGACCGTGGGTCAAACTTGCCCTGCATCCCACAAAACAGATCACCTATGTCCACCACCGGCCACCCTCCGTCTTTTGCTAATTCCAGGTGCCGCTTCTGCATGTCCAGATCACTTAATGCATGGTCAATGTGCCGGTCCGCCGTGCATAATACCCAAAACTCCCAATCTTTACTGCGTCTGTAATTTATCCGCATCCGGGTTGTAACCTCGGACACGGGTTCCACCGCCCAATCAGATCCCATCGTTTGCTCCTGTCTCGTTTCCCGGTAGTTTATGCAAAAGATTAGTCCGCCTGCCTTATTTCTATTTCCCACCTTGGTGAATCACTGTAATACTTTTGCACCATAGCTCCAACGATCTGGGCATCATCATTCCAAAATATCCCGTTGAACACGTCGCATATTTGTTTGCCGATATTATCCCAATCAGGCTTCTTGGCCGGTCTGATCTCCCCGTCTAAAGCGGCCTGCTTTTTCCATTTCGGCCAGCTTTTAGGTATAGGTATATGGGCCGCCACCTTGAGTTCCAATGCACCGTCAAGCGGGTGGGGTGGTTTGTGTTCATATAACAGACCCAATAGTTTGGCTTCTTCTGCCTTTTGGTTGCTGTGCTTGTATGCTTTGTGATACTTGCCTATCCGAGTAAAGCGTGGTCTCATCTGGCCCTTGGGTTCAACCGGCAAACTAAATTTGATGCTCACATCCGCCTCCCATATTTGCGCCACCACTCCCGCACATTCTCAACCCAGGGGCACTCTGCCATCTGGTTCCGTTGCAACTCCGCCCGCTCTTTGTCCCTGAACGGCCTGTATTCGTAGTATATCGGCCCATAGCACTGCCAGTCAGCATCATTGCAGCATGGTAGCTGTGCCGCATATTCTGTGTCGCAAGGTTTATTCATTTACCCGCTCCGTCTGCTTCCTGGTTATTCCGCCCAGCCTCTGCAACCAGTCCGCTGCGTCGTACAGCGTGGCCGCGTCCGGTTTCCCGCCGTGGGCCAGGGCCATCAGACGCAACTGGCGGATTAGGCGGCAGATTGTTTTTTTTTGGATGTCATTTTGCTCCCCCATTCTAAACGCAAGTTCTGCAAGTTGGCGAACAGCCGCAATACCGTATCTATCAATCATTCCCAGGGTAACAGCATCATCCCCTTGATTGAGATGCTCATTCCAACATTTATCAAAGTCCATTTTCATTCTCCTTTATCTTTTCTTTCATCTATTATATCCCCTAGTTCTTCGCTCCAAAAACACTCAATTCGAGGGTTTTTACGGGATGTATTTGCTT